CAACGCGGTGTTGTCGCTGCCTAACAACCACTTATTGTTTAGAGCGCCGGGAGTATCCGGGTACGGCGGCGCTGCATACTCTAGCGGTGGACGCGCCGAGGTTCCCGAACCACCAACAGGTACCCAACGGATGTCGGAGCCGAAGTCAACGGACACCCATTCGTACCAAGCGCCCGGCCGCACCTCGACTTGTCCACCGGCATCATAGGTTTTGCGGTCTATCTGGAAGGCATTGGCAACACACTTGATGTTTACATCCGTGTAGCCGATCGGAACGTACACGGCGACGTGCATCCCCGGTGCGGTTGCCGCTGGCAAGAAATTGGATGTCGCATTGGCAGCGATGATCCATTGGCCGTCGGCAGGGTCAAAATCAGTGGTGAATGTTAGCCATCCACTGCCGCCGCTCGGCGGCGCCCATTCGGCATTTTCGGCATCGATCGCAGTGAGCACGTCACCAGGGTTAGGCGGCGCAGCGGCGGCGACGTCAACGTATCCGCCGCTCACTGCAATCCGCTTCGCAATCCCCGCTGTGTCACTAACCAAGCCCCACAGCGCCGCCGAGTCTTCGTGGTAAAAAACCCATTCGTAATCGGCACCGGGCAACAGCGTTGTGCTTGATCCGAGCTCGCCGTCGGTGCCTTGAATCTGCGATGCGCCGACGACGCTCACCGTCACGGGAATCGTCACATCACGCCCGACGTACAGACCGAAGCGTGAGTCGACTGGCGGCGCATCCAGTGACGACACGATGTACACGGTGATGTCGCCCGTCTCGTCGCCCGGTTGCTCGATGAAGCCCCACGTCCCGGGCAAGATCGTCGCCGAGCCGATGCTCGAGGTCCAAAACTTGATCGACGGGTCGTAGTGCAAGCCGGGCACACGCCAAACGGCGTGCTCGGCGTCGGTCGCCGTGAGCACTTGCCCGGGCTCGGGCGGCGCCGAGCTCGCGACGTCGACGGGCTCGCCGGTCGTTGCGATGCCGCTTGCGGCGCCGCCGCCGCCGCCGCCGTCTTGCCATTCGGCATGGGTCGCATCGATCGCGACGAGCACTTGCCCGGGCTCGGGCGGCGCCGACTTCGACACATCGACGTCGACGCCGGTTTGCTTCGTCGCCAAGGCGAGCGCCCGTTGAGCCGATAGCAGTGAATCAAGATAGGTCGACATATGGCTCGCCTCCTAAAGCGTGTTGAGCGGACCGGCGTCGCTCATCGAGTTGGCGCGCACGGCGAGCAGTCGATCGCCGGTGTTTGCCGCCGCCCAACGCAACCTGTATTCAGTGCCGGGCACGATCGTCGGGATTGTGATGGATGTGATCTGCGCGCCCGCGGTCGTCGACGTCTGTACACCGCCGACGGTCGTGCTCGTCAACGCGCCCGGCGTAGTCCAGTTGACTGTCATCGCGAGCACCTCAAAAGCCGAGCTCGCCGTATCTGCTTTGTAGTGCTGAATCTGCAACGTGCATCCGTTCATGTTTGCGGGAAACCGCAACGCGATGTGCTTGCTGTTCGCCGTGCTCATCGGCAACAGCGAGCCATAGTTGGCGCCCGCAATCATGTCGTACTCGGTCGACGAGCCGCCGAGCGGCACGGGCACTGCGCGATTCTTGCTGTAGACAAAGTCGGTCGCCGTCACGATGCCGCCGATGAGCGTGCCGAGATTCCAAGCCGTCCATGGCGCCGTGCCTGCGGGCACTTGATAGATCGTCAACGCTTGCAAGCTCGTCGACGTAAAGCCGATCGCGGTCGAGCTGCGCGACGACGTCTCTTGCTCCCATGCCGAGCCGTTCCAACGCGCGTTGGTCACAATCATCAAGCGGTTGTCGGCGACGTCGGCACCGGCCCAAATGCCCGCGTGCACGCTCCCGCTCGCGTTGAGCGACACGCGCAAGGCGAGCTGCCAGATCGGCCCACCAGTCACAACGCGTGCGACGTCAAAGGACGCGATGACCGCGCTTGTGAGCGCGCTCAAAATCCTCTCGGTAAACGTGTTGACTTCGGTAAAGGTGTTCTCCTCGCCGACCTTCGCCGTCGTGTCGATCAAGTACGTCGTGCGGTTGCCGAGCGTTTGGGCGATCGCTTCAACGTCTTCGGTCCGATCGGTGCCCGGATCGGTGCCGTCGGGCACGATGAGCGGCGTGTCAAAGCTAGAAACCTCGGTCAATGCATGTGCCATGCGCTCACCTCACAGATCGATGTAGACCGGGCCGACTGTTGCATCCCACGTGCCCGGCGAGTTCCAGGTTTCGGGCGCGGGCGAGTTCCAAAACTCGGCGCCCGTTTGCATGACGACTAAGTGCCCAACCGCGTGCGCGGCGTTCCATTCGATGGGAATCGCTTTGATGTCGTTGAGCTGGTCTTCGTTCAAGGGAAACGTGAATAGGTCGGTGTAAAAGACGAGCCACCACTGCGCCCAACGCTCCGGCGTTACGTCGGGATTCCATACGACCATATCGGTCGTCACTTCGCCGTTGCTCGGATTGAGCGTGTACCGCTTGCCCGAGCGATAGATGAGCTCGATCGGAAAGCTGTGCGGCGCATAGTGCAGATACAGCTGTTGCAGCATGGCATACGGCCCGCCGCGGTACGGATGGTCGCTCAACCATGAGCGCAAGCGGTTGGCGTACGTCGCATCGTCTTCGTAGATGCCGCGACGGATCCGACGCTCTTTGCCGATGAACGGCAGTGACTGATAGTCGACCAAGCCCGGGAAGCGCGACAGCACGCCGGCTTGCGTCGAAGCGCCCGTCGCATCGAGCAACGTGTGCGCGCCATACAAGACCGCTTCGTTGTTGCCGACGGCAAGCCACGGCGGCGAGATCTTGCGGATCATGTCGCGGAAAGTCAGGAGCGTGACGGCAACGGTTTCGGCCATGGAGCTATCCTCCGAAACCTTCCGTGGGCGGCACCGGATGCACAACGCCTGACACAGGCCCTAGCGTTGCAACCGCGCCGACCGCAAGCGGGCCGTCCGAAGCCGGCGTGTACAGTTCGACGTGGAAGATCTCAGGAATCGCCGCGTCTATCGCCGACAGGATGGCGTCTCGGTACACATAACCCGGAGTCGAGCCGGGCGTGATGACCGCACCGCCAATCGGCAACGCGGAAAACATCGCGAGCAGCGCGGTGTGGATGACCGCGGCGGCTTGCGCGGGCGTGTAGGACGCCGTGTTGTACATCCAAACTTCGTACTCAATCTCAAACGAGACGTCGACGGCCGACACTGTGTACGCCGTCACGCAAAGCGGCGCCGCCTTGCGTTGTATCGCGTCGTCGACTCGCCCGAGGTCTGTGTCCAAATCGCCGACGGTGCCCGGCACCTCGCCCGAGTCGGTCGCAACATACGTTGTTTGGTTGCCGTACCCGTCTCGATGATTTTGCGTGCGTTTGACGCCGATGTTTGAGCCGTCCTTACGCGTCGCATTGATCGCCGCGTAGCGATACGCATCCCACGGTCCGAACGGGCTAAGCGAGCCGAGCTTCGAATAGCACCGGTCGCGTAGCTCGGGATCCTCCTCGGCGTCGTCGCCGACGACTGCGCTAGGATTCGACACTGTGACGTTGAGCAACGTCGTCACGATCTGGTTGATGTCTTCGGCGGCGGCGGTCGAGTCGGCGCCCGCTTCGTCGGCGACGATCGCGACGTCGGTCAACGTAGCGAGCGGGTTGAGCGTAAACGCCGCCTCGTTGCGAAACGTCTTGTTAGTGGTCGGATCCCGCACGATGAGATCGCCCGGCCCGAGCGAGTACAGTGCGCCGCCCGCGTTGACGAGCGTGACGTGCCCGCTTGCAAAGGTCGCAAGGTTGCGGTCGACGCCGTAGACGTAGTGCGCGACGATCGTGAGCCAATCGCCCTCGCTAAACTCGAGGTATCCCGAGCGCGCCATGAGCGCCATCACCTCGGATAGCGATGACACCAGGATCGACGTGCCCGAGATATACGTGCGCAGGACCGAGCCCGGTTGCCACTGTGTCGTGGTTATGCCGACCGTGCCGAGGATCTCGTAATACTTGGCTTGCACCTCTTCGGCGGTCGCCGGTGCGATGAGTGCGTCGAAGTCGAAGATGCTTGTCATAGCAAACGCTCCACAAGCACGGCGCCGTCGACCACGCTGAATACGAAGTCGAAGTCGCTCAACGCGCCGACCGGCAAGATCGACAGTTGCACGCGCAACGCGCGCGTTTGGTAGGAATACGTGCACGAGCAATCGACGCTCGAGACACGCTCGTCTTTGCGCGCTTCGGCGGCGATGTCGCTCGACAACTGCGCGAGCTTGCCCGCCGGCACGCCGGTGTTGCACAACCCGCGGAGATCGAAGCCGTACGCGAGGTCATCCGAGACCATGCCGCGCGGTGTGATGAGCCGACGTGCGACCGCTTGGCCGATCGCAGTCGGCGAGTCTGCGCGTACCTCGCTCGCACGGTCGTCGATGTCCGTAATGCAACTCAAGTCGACGCCCCATGCGAGCGGCGGCTTCGGCGCTTTCACCTTGCGCGACAGTCGCGCGATGTAGCCGTCGATCGCGGTTTGCATGGTCGCGTTCATAGTTTGACCTTCGGTGAGCCCGTGACGATCGTGCCGAGCAGCACGCCGCGCGGCGTCTCCTCGCCCGGCACGGCGACCGGCGAAAAGCTAAACGTGTAAGTGCCCGCGCCCGCTCCTGCGCCCGCAAGCGTGATCGTTTGCGGTGTCGCGGGCGGCACCGGTGTTGCGGGCGCAACTGCAACCACGTCGCCAACGCGTGCCGCCGCCGAGGTCGAGCCGCCGAATACAATGCCGACCGGCACGAAGCCGGGCGCTTGCTTGCCGCCGAAGCCGGTCAAGATCGGCTTCGCGCGGTCGCCCTCGATGAACTCGACCAGCACCTCGGCGCCCGGCGTGAGCTCGGCGTGCGCACCGGCGACGCCGGGCCACATGGCGATGAACTGCAGATCGGGCACACCCGACGCCCGGTTGACCGCTTGCAAGTCGACGCGACCATCGGTGCGCATGTTGACGACGCGATACCGAAAGCGACCGGTCAAACGCTCGTCCATGATCCGGCGCACGATCGAGGTCATCAGCTGTGCAAGGTTGCCCGCCGCGCGGTCGTCGCCGCCGCAGTACGCTTGCACGCGCAGCTTCGATTCTTCGAGCTCGACCGTGTACTCACGGATCACGGCGGCGCGATCGAGCCGCTCGTCGACCAGCGTTGCGCCGATCTGGATTGGTGCGATGTTGCTATCGGCGACGCCAAGCGTAGCCATGCGCAAGCGAGGATCGTACGCAAGTAGCTCGTATGCATCGCTGTTGACCTGTGTCGCCGGTCGAAGCCCAACGCTCGTCGTGCCGTCTTGCGCGACCCACCATGGCACGCCGCCGATGACGTCGGAGAGCGTACCCGCCGCCGTAAAGTCGGTCGCGGCTTGCCGCACGTAGTCGACGCCGAGCCGCTCGCTCGCCGGCACAAACGAGCCGAGCGTCTCGCCGGTCTCACGGCACAGATCCTCGGCGATGAGCTGCGCGCGCACGCCGAAGTCGTTGTGATAGTGCTTTGCGGGCAACGTGCGGCTCCAAGCGCCCGCGCCGCCGCGCACCATGCACTTACGCGTCAACGCAAAAGCGCCGTTCTCGCCGGGCGCCACAGTGCCTCGCCATGTCGTCGCGCCGATGTGGAGCTCGACCGCGGCGCCGTCGGCGAGCTCGGGCGCTTCGCTTAGCTCGATATCGGCGCACCACACGCCGACGTTGGGCACGGTGAGCGACATGCGCCGCACGCGAGCGTTGCCAAGTGTGACGAGTGCGTCGGTCATGGTCTTGACAGCTCGTCTAGTTGTCCTTTGACGACGAGCTCGGCGGCGGCGACTCGGGCTTGCAATGGGTCGTTGGGCGTAGCTTCGGCGCCGTCCAACTGCGCGAGCTGAAACTTCGGCCCGCGCGCTTCGACGAGCCGCACCTCGGCGACCCATAGCCCGGGCGATTCCTGTACGGGCGCGAATAGCTCTTCGACGTACACGGCTGTAATGCCGACGTGGTTGATCAGCGCGTGCTTGACCTCGATGCCTTTGGAGTTGCCGCGGATCGGCAAGCGCTCGAGCAACGGCTTGAACTCGAGCCACGCATCCCATTCGAGTTGCGTCGACAAGAAAAACTTGACTGTGAAGTGACAGATGCCGCGACCCATGAACACGACGATCGCGCCCGACATGCCCATGCCGGCTTTCTCGTCAAACTTGCGCACCTCTTCGAGCCCGTTGATCTCGCAATAGCCCGGGCTCATTCGTCCGGCGAAGAAGATCTTGTCGAGCATCTCGGGCTCGATGAATGGGCTCGTCATGTCGCGACCTCGCCGCCGCCGAGTTGGTCGTTGACGCCGCGCAGCAAGGTCGTAAGCCGCTCGACAAACGCATCGCCCATGCGTTGCCCGGTCGCGCTCGGATCCTCGCCCTCGCGTCGCTCGATCACGATGTTGACGTCGCCAATCTGAATCGTGGTTGCGGCTTGCTTCGGCCCGCCGCCCGAGCTCGCCGGCACATCGAGCTTGGGCGGCTTGACGAGCGTATTGACCGACGCGTTGACCTCGGGCTTGGTCGACTCGATGCCTTGCTTCAAGCCGTCGCCGATCGCCTCGCCGTACGACGCAAAGACCTTCGACGGGCTCGCGATTCCAAGGGCGTTCTTGAACACCTCGCCGATCGAGCCGCCCATGTCCGAAAACCATTTGAGCGTGTCGTGATAGGACGAGATCAAACCGTCCATGATCGCGTCGCCTAAGAAGTCCCAGTCGATCTCTTGCCAGAGCTCCCACAGTTCGTAGATGACGACGCCGAGCAACACGACGGCGGCGACGATGAGCGCGAGCCAGAGCACGAGCGGCGCGAGCACGACGACCCATGAAGCGAAGCCCGTGACGAGCGCCCATACGGGCGCGACCAACGCCCAAAACGCGACGGCGAGCTTGGCGACCAACGCGATCGTGCCGAGTAGCGCGAGCCCGGCGAGGAGCGGGCCGAAGATGACGAGCGCCGCCGCCGCCGCTTGGATCGCCGTCGCACCGTGGTCGAATGCGTCGGCGGCGTCGTCGACTTGCTTGACCGCCGGCAAGCCGAAAGTCTTTTTCCACCACAGCAGCACTGACAAGATCGCGCTTTCTAGCTTGAGCGCTCCGTAAATCATGCCGAGGAAAAACGCGCGCCCGGTCTTTGCCGTCGCCG